ACCAGGAGTCCGGCACCAACCGCGCCGATGTGCGCGACAGCTTCGACTACGCCGGCATCAACTTCGAAGAGTACCGCGGCCAGGTCGGTGCGACCCGGTTCATCTCCGCCAACAAGGCGTACCTGATCCCGATGGGCGTCCCGGGCCTGTTCGAGACGGTGTTCGCCCCGGCCGATGACATCCGCGTGGCCGGCACGATCGGCGTCCCCTGGCACGTGAGCGACGAGATGCTGCCGCACGGCGCCGGCATCGACTACAAGGTGCAGAGCAACCCGCTGCACATCTGCACGCGCCCGGAAGCGGTGATCGAACTCACCGCGACCTGATCGTGGCGCTGGCCTACAAGGCCCGCGCAATGCTCGCAGGGCTCGCCTCACTCGGCGAGCCCTCTTTGCTTGCGGGTACCCCATGCGGGCATGCGCTGTTGCAGCGCGACGTGGACCTGTTCGCCGGCATCGGCGACACGGCCAACGACAACCACGTCGTGCGCTACGACATCGCCAGCGTGGCCGCGAGGCCCGAGTACGCCGACATGCTGCTCGGCGAGCCCTGCGGCACCACGCCGAGCACGTACAACCCCAAGGTCGGCCAGGTGCTCGAGCACCCGGAAGGCAATGTGCGTCTGGACCGCTTGCTGCGCGACAACGGGTTCGTGCGCAAGTTCATCGTCGTGCCGGTGCCAGCGTGACCACCGTCCGCTTCGACATTCAGCGCCCGGCCAGCGAGCTCGCCAACCGGCTCGACCGTGCAGCCGAGTCGGCGCGCATCCGCCTGGCAATGGTCGATGCCGTCAACGACGTGACCCAGCGGTTCGAACTGACCGCGGCGCGCGCCATGAACGCAGGGCTGATGCTCGAGGACAGCTATGTGCGGTCGAAGATGACGCGCAAGCCCGCATTCGCGGCCGGGCGCGGCGCGATCCGCTCGGAGATCGAGACGCGGGGCGACCTGACGATCATCGGCCACTACCCGCACCAGCAGCTGCGCCAAGCCGGCACGGCGGTGCGCTCCGGCACGTCACGCGGCCGGCGGCCGTCGGGGGCGCGCGTCGAGATCAAGCGCGGCGCAGCCGTGACCGAGCCCCAGTGGTTCGTCATGAAGTTGCGCGGCAGCGGCAAAGACGGCCTGTTCGTGCGCACCAGCGAGGGCCGTACGAAGCACCTGTACGGCCCCTCACCATACTCGCTGTTCCGGTTTCAGATCGGCCGCCTGCAGGACGACCTGCAGGACGACCTGCAAGCCACCGCGGGCGCCGGGGTAGCCGGCGTCATCGAACGGAGCCTCATCACATGACGATCAGCTTCCACAGTGCCGAGGACATCGGCATCGAGTTCAAGACGCGGATCGAGCAGCTTACCGTCGCGCTTGGCGCCGAGACGGACATCGGCAAGACCGTTCGTCTCGGCCAGCGTCACGTCGACGACACGATGATCCCCTACACCGCGGTCATCGAGGAACCCGATGAGCCTGCGCGCGAGTACCGCAACACCGAGTACCAGGTGACGCAGCCGTTCACTTTTTTCGCTTACCTCGCGTGCGACCCGACGAACCCGAACACCGCCGGCCACAAGGCGATCCGTGACTTGAAGCGCGCGCTGTTCCGCACCAACGGCAAGGCTGACCGCACGCTGGGCGGCAAGGTGCGCACCCTGCGCTACATGGGCCGTGAGTTCGGTCCTCGCAAGGATGGCGCCGCGTTCCTCGTGGTCGCCATGCAGGTCGAAGTCACGTACGTCGAGGACGTGAGCACGCCATAACGAAACGCGAGTGCGTGACTTCGTTAGGACGCAACGCGACACTGCTCCGGCAATTCGATAGCGCGGCCTTCGCCGCGCGCACACCGGAGATTCACACATGGCCGCACGTGGCTTTCTTGGCGCAGGCGATCTCTACATCGCGGCGTACGTCGCAGGTGTCAAGCAACCGTACGAAGGCCCGTTCGAGTGCCGCAAGTTCGAGATCAAGCCGAACTCGGAACTGAAGGAACTCGTGTCCAAGGGCCGTTCGACCTACGGCCAGGTGATCGAGTCGGTGCCTGTCCCGAAGCCGGCCGACCTGACCGTCGAACTGTCGGAAGTGAACGCGCGTTCGCTGTCGATCGCGATGTTCGGCACGACCGCTGCGCTTGCGCAGACCGCCGGCGCCGTCAGCGAGTCGATCACGCTGGTGCAAGACAAGTGGATTCCGCTGTCGAAGGGCCGCCTGGACCCGGGCACCCCGGTGACGATCGCGACCCTGGTCGAAGGCACGGATTTCATCGTCAACTACACGCTGGGCTGGGTCAAGGCGATCACCGTCGGCGCTGTCGGCGCCCACACCGTGGTCGGCACCGCTCTGGCGATCGCTGGCACGACCATCAGCGGCATGACGCAGACGCAAGTCCGCGTTGGCTTCCTGCTCGACGGCAAGAACTTCGCCGACGACCTGCCGAACATCGTCGAGGTGTACGAGGCGATCATCTCTGCGGAGTCGGCGGTGGACTTCCTGGCCGATGACTTCAACGTCGTGTCGCTGCCGGGCCGCATGAAGACCCCGACCGGGTTCCTCACGCCGTTCACGATCAAGCAGCGCACCGCGGCCTGATGCCGCGCGCCCTGGCGGGGGCGCAAGTACCCGCCGCGCCCCTTCACCGCAACGGTTGACGTATGGCATCGACGAACCAACGCGATGTCCGGCTGGGCGTCGAGATTCAAACTACCGGCGAGGGCGGCATCAAGTCGCTCGCCGATGCGGTCCGCGCGCTCGCCCGGGAGGGCGGCCCTGCCGCTGCGGAGTTTCAGCGTCTTGCTGGCGAGCTTGACCGGCTGACGACGCAGGGCGACGCCCTGCAGTCCGTCGCGCAGATTCGCACGGAGCTCGAACGCCTCACGCAGTCGCAGCGCCAGGCCGCAGACGCGGCGTCGTCGCTGGCCGTCCGGCTGGCCGCGCAGGGCGAGGCCGTCACAGGGTTGCTCGCCCGGCAGGCGGCACTGCGCGAGCAGACCACCGAAGCGGCGAGCGCGCAGGTCACGCTGCGCAAAGCGCTCGACGACATCCGCATCGCCGGCCAGAAGGCGGGCGAGTCCGAGGCGCAGTACGCGCAACGTCTGCAAGACGCGCGGCAGAACCTGACCGACCAGACGGCTGCGCTGCGCCAGCGCAAGATCGAGCTCGGCGAAGTCAACGGGCAAGTCAGCGCCGCACTGTCGGCCGAACGCCGGCTCGAGCAGCAGTACGGCCGCGTGGCCGAGGAAGCCGTCAGAAGCGGTGCGGCGATCCGCGAGCAGGGCGCGGCGCTTCTGACTGTCGAGCAGGCCGCGCAGCGCGCCGGCGCGGACCTGACGGACCTTGCAGCCGCACAGGCAGCAGTGGGGGCGGCGATCGGCCGGACGGTCGGTGAGATCGCCGAGCAAGACGCCGCGCTCCGCGAGGGCGCTGCCGCGATGGCACTGCTCGAGGCTGCTGCTCGTGAGACGGCGGCAGAAGAAGAACGGCTCGCGAGCGGTCTGCGCAGGACAGAGGCCGCCATCGAAGCGTTCGTGGCCGCAAGCCGTCGTGCCGCCGTCGCGGGGGAGGGCGACGCCGCAGCGATGCAGGCCCGTGTCGCCGCCGCCGAAAAACTGGTCGCATCCGATCAGGAACTCACCGCGGCCGAACGCGGCCTTGCCAACGAGCGCGACCGCTCGCGGGCCGGTGCGCTGGCTGAGGCGGAAGCGGTTGCGGCAGTGGCGCGGGCGGCGGCCGAGGGCGTCGCCGCCATGCGGGCGCTCGAGCAGGCAGATCGGGCGGCGACGATCGAGCAGGAGCGCCTTGCGGCGGGCCTTCAGCGCACCGAAACTGCTATCGAAGCGTTTGCGGCGGCGAGCCGGCGGGCCGCGACTGCCGGTGCGCAAGACGCCACGGCGATGCAGGCCCGCGTGGCCGCGGCCGAAAAACTGATCGCGTCCGACCAGGAACTCACCGCTGCTGAACGCGCGCTCGCCAACGAACGCGACCGATCGCGAGCCGGCGTGCTGGCCGAGGCCGCGGCTATCCTCGAGTCGGCCAGGGCGATGCAGGCGCTCGAGCGGGCTGCGCGTGAGACGGACGCCGAGTTCGACAAGCTGACGGCCAGCCTGCGGTCGACCGAACAGGCCGCCCGAGAGTTCGCCGCGTCGAACGAGCGGGGTGCGGCGTCTCTCGTCGACGACACGGCGGCGATCCGCGCCCGTGTGGCTGCCGCCGAGACGCTGATCGCGTCCGACCGCGAATTGACCGCCGGCCAACGTGCGTTGGCGGTGGAGCGCGACCGGAACCGCGCCGCCGCGGTGGCTGAGGCGCAGGCCCTGGTGGCCCAGACGCGGGCGTCGGAAGCCAGCACGGCCGCGTTCGGCCAGACTGGTGTCCGCTCGCTGCAAGCGATCCGAGACGAGATGGCGCGCGTCGGGCAGTCGCTGCGGTTGCTGAAGTCTCAATTCAACGCCGGCGCGATTGGTGCCGATGATCTCGCGCGGGCCAGCAGCAGCGCGCAGGTACGCCTCGCCACGTTGCGCCGCGAACTCGAAACGATCCCAGCGCTGCCGAACGTCTTCGAGCGAATCAACGGCTCGATCACGAACCTCATCAGCCGCTTTGGTGCGCTGACGGCAGCGGTCGCCACGGTGGGGATCATCGGGCGGCCGATCATCCAGGCGAACGTCGAACTCGAAACGCTGCGCCGCACCCTCACAGTCGTGACCGGCAGCGCCGAAGCCGCGGCGCAGCAGATCGAGTTCTTGCGCAAGACCGCCAACAGCGCCGGTCTGTCGGCCGGCGAACTCTCCCGGCAGTACGGACTGTTCCAAGCGTCTTTGCTGCAAGCCGGGAACTCGGTCGCGACCACGCAGCAGTTGTTCGAAGGCGTGGCCGCCGCGGCGGGTAAGTTCGGGCTGTCCACCGATCGCGTAAACGCGATCTTGCTTGCCCTCGGGCAAATCGCGAACAAGGGCAAACTGTCCCTCGAAGAACTGCAAGGGCAGATCGGCGAGGCGTTGCCGGGCGCGCTGAGGATCGCCGCCGACTCCCTTCAGATCACGACGGCGGAACTGCAGGCACTGCTGAAGGACGGAAAGATTCTGGCGGACGACTTCCTGCCAGCGTTCGGCCAGCAACTCGTCAACACGTTCGGTAGGGGCGAGAAGCCCGTCGAAGGGCTTGCGCAAGCGTTCAACCGGCTGAAGAACGCGGCTACGCAGACTGCGCAAGGGCTCGCGGACACGGCGGCATATCGCGGCTTGACCTCGGTCCTCGATTCGCTGGCCCGGAACTTCGACACCGTGGTCGCCGGGGTCACGGCGCTCGGCAAGGGGTTCCTGGCGTTCAAAGCGATTGACATCGCGCGCGAATTCCTCGGTATCAAGACGGCGCTCGATGCGACCGCGGCGGCGAAGTTGAAGGACGCCGAGGTTACGGCGGCGCAGACCGCCGCTACGCGTGCCTCGACTTCGGCTGTCGTCACGCAGACGGAGGCTCGCGCCATCGGTACGGCGGCCATGACGACCGCGCGCACAGCGATCGTCGCCGAGACGGCAGCGCTGGACGCCAACACTGCTGCGCGCACCCGTAACGCCACGGCGGGGAGCGTTTCGCTGACGCAGGGTTTCGCGACAGCGTTCGATAAGACAGGCGCGGCCATTAGTGGCGCTACCTCAAAACTGACAGGGTTCATCGGTGCGCTTGGCGGGCCGTACGGACTTGCACTGACGACTGCCATCGCGTTCCAGGAGCAACTTGGCCGGGGCCTGGCATTCGTCGCGGCGAAACTCACAGGGGTCATCGACACCCTTGAGAAAAACGAAGCGGCGCTGCGAAAAGTGGCAGAGGCCGAGCGTGCGCGTGCCGACTTGTCGGAGAAAGCCAACCAGCGGGTGAGCGAGTCGTTCATCCGCGTTCAAGTCGTTTATGACAAGGAACTGAAGGCTGCAGAGGGTCGGGTTCAGGTAGCGGAAAAACTCGTCAAAGCGAAGAAGGAAGAAGGCGAAGCCTCGAACACGCTCGCCGAACTGGCAGGTAATGAGGCGGCGGCAAAAGACATAGCGTCGCGCGCTGCGGTGGCCAACGAAACCGCGACTCTCAATCTGCTCAAGGCAAAGCGCGACGAACTAGCGTTGCTTGAGCAGGAGCGTGCGGCGTTAGCGAGGGCGGCAGGGGACCAAAGCAAGTGGACGCAGGCCCGTCGAGACTTCTTCAAAGATTTCGATCAGGACCTCGAGAAGAAACGAGCCGACGTTGAACTGACTCGCCAACTCGCAGCGTCCGAGGGTGCCGCTGCAGACCAGGCGCGTTTAGCGGCGGCAGCCTACCGAGACAACGCCACTCGCATAGGTGAACTGGAGGCGGCAGTTGTTGCTGCAGACGAGGCGTACAAAAAACTTCTGCAGGGGCTCAAAGACGGAGTAGCCACGCAGGCACAAGCGGATGCGGGGGCGCGGAAGCTGGCGTCTGCGCAGGGCCTGCTGAAAGACGCCTACGACGACGCCAGCAAAGCGATCAAACGCCGTACGGACGTTCTGAAAGAGGACGCCAAGCTGACCGATCAGGCGGTCGTCCTGCAGCGCAAGAAAGCCGAGACGGACGCCAAGGTCGCCGAACTCACGGGTACATACACGAACAAGCTACAGGCGTCCATCGATGCGAAGCGCCTCGACGTTCAGGAGTCGCGGAACAAGATCGCACTTGCCGAGAAAGAGGCCCAACTGCTGCGCGAAGAGGCGGCCCTGCTGCAACGCAAGTTGGACCTGAACGACCCACTGTACGAGCAGAAGCGGCGCGAGATCGATTCGATCCTGAACGCGGCGAAAGCCAAAGCCAACGAGGGTCTGATCGAGCGCGAGAACCTGCGTCTGCTGGAACTTGAGGCCGGGAAACTTGACGGGACGCTGTTCAAAGGCGCGGCCACGTTCGGCGCGTACGGCGACGCTGCGGAGAAAGCCGCGGGCAGCCTCAGGGTGTTCGGTGCCGCGATTGAGGAAGTCAACGGTCTGAGCGACGGTTTCGCAAAGACGCTCGCCGCTCAAAACAAGGAAACCGAGGATCGTAGCAAAGAGATCGACCGCATCCGCAACGAGAACAACAACAAGGCGCTGACCGGCGAAGTCGCGACCGATTCGATCCCTAAGAGTCAGCAAGGCGTCGGGGTCAAAACGAATCTCGGGCTGTCGCTGGGCGATCAGTTCCTGCCGCCGGGCGCGGTCTACATCGACCCGGGCAACCCCGGGGCGGGGTACTTCTTCCCCGGCAACCTCAGCGCCGGCAACCTCGCGGACCCGAAAGCGCAGATCGACGCCGAGATCGCGCGCCTGAACGCGATCACGGGGAACGCTCCGCCGCCTGCACCGAAGCCGGCCGAAGCGCCCGCGCCCAAGTTGCCCGCGCCGCCTCCGGCCCCGACGCCGGTGCCCGCCCCCGCACCGCTGCCGATCTCGCCGGCGCCGCTGCCGCCCACCCCGGCGCCAGTGCCCGTGCCTGCGCCCCCGCCGCCAGCGCCTGCACCGACCGGCCCGACGCCGATCGCCCCGCAAGTCGCAGCAGCGCCGCCGACCGAGATTCGCACCGTGCGGGTCGAACTCATCGTGGCCGGCGCCACATACCCGATGACCAGTGACGACAACACCGCGTCGGCGTTCCTCGCCGCGCTCGAGTCCGCGCAGCGCAGCGCGGGCGTAGTGGGGGGCGCATGAGCACACTCAGCGACGGTACGACGACCGTCACCCTGCCTGACGACCTGCAGTGGGTCGACGAATTCGATTGGCACCCCGTGGTCGCCAAGACGGGCCGCACGGTCACCGGCGCCCTGTGGGTGCAGGAGTCCGCCATCACTGCCGGCCGGCCAATCACGCTGCAGGGTGATGTCAACTATGCGTGGGTGCCGCGCTCGGCGATCCTCGGCTTGCAGACCCTCGCGGCCCTGGTCGGCGTGCCGCTCACGCTGACGCGATTCGCGGTGGCCCGCACGGTGATGTTCGACCGCGAGCAGGCCAAGCCGATCGAAGTGAAGCCGATCATCGACTACGCCGAGCCCGACAACGCCGACAACTATCAACTGACCGTGCGCTTGCGCACCGTTGCCTGACATGCCGGTAACCTCGTCCGACATCGCGTTCTTTCCTGGTGTCCGCATCAAC